GGCCGATGTTTTAAGTTTTTTAAATAATCATAAAATTATTTATTTATTAAACAAAAAATTTCACGATTATTTTTTACCTGAAACTTTAGAAACAACAGACTTACAGTTTCAAATTTTAAATAAAACCAATAAAATGTTTTTATGTGAAGAACACAATACACCAGCTCACATTCATTTTTACAGAGAACATTATTTTAGAAACAACATAAACGCAATTATTCCTGTTGTTAAACACTTAGAAAAGTGGAATCATATTTTTGAAAAAATTAAAAATTATTTAAACGTAAGGCCCTTGACTTGGTTTGACAAACAATATACTAGTGTCTTTAAAAGAATAGAACAAGAAGGCATAAAAATTACACCTTCTAAGTTTAATCATCATTTTGAACCTACATTTGATGAATACAGTATAAGTAAAAATAAAATACATACTTCGTACAATCTTTACAACTTAACTACAAGACCATCAAACACATTTAACAACATAAATTTTGCCGCACTTCCCAAAGAAAATGGCGCAAGAACGGCATTTATTCCCACTAATGATTATTTTATAGAATATGACTTCACAGCTTATCATCCTAGTCTTATCGCTAATCTTTGCGGTTTTAAATTTCATGATTCCCCTTACAAGGATTTATCGGAAACACTTGGCGTATCAGAGACTGAAGCGAAAGAGATTACATTTAAAAATCTCTATGGCGGTATTAAAAACGAATTCAAAGAAAAACCATTTTTTAAAGAAGTAAATGAACTAATTAAAAAAATGTGGTTGGTTTACAATCAAGAAGAAAGAATTAAACTAGCAACAGGCAGAATTCTTTTAAAATCTAATGAATTAAATCCAACTAAAATTTTTAATTATTATGTTCAAAGTTTAGAAACTAAAAGTAATGTAGAATTAATAAGTAAAGTGTTAGACTTTTTAGAAACAAAGAAAAGTAAAATAGTACTTTATACGTATGATTCTATTCTTTTAGACTTTAGCAAAGAAGATGGAGTTGAATTAGTCTTACAAGTAAAAAATTTATTAGAGTCAACTGGACACACAGTTAAAATGCAGAAAGGAACGAACTATGGTTTATAATAACTTTGACATATTTATAGGTAATATAGACTTTAATTCAATGAAAAATAAGTTACTTTGTTCGTTTACCTCACATAATAGATTGTTAGATACTATAGCTAGTATTACTTCACGATATGCTATTATGTATGATAAGATGTTTGTGTTGGAAAGTCCTCAAACAACAGAATACTTAATTACCTACAACATAGACACAGAAAACTCAGTAAGTGAAATTCCTGAAAATACAATTTTATTGCATCGCAAGAAAGAGTCAAATACTTTGTATACTATAAACGCTTTAAATACTTTAATTAAACAGTTAAACCACGGAATTTTAGACAACCAGTATAAAGTAAATTGGATTGACTATAGAAATAGTGTGTTGTTAACTCAAGGTCCTGATTTAAGAATTATAGAAACAAAAATTCACAAGATTGTTCATCTATAATTGGACTTTTAATTTTTCTTTATTATAATGGTTATGTAAATATATTGTTATGGATATTAATTCAATAAAATCTCGCTTGAATGCCCTTCAAAACAAAAAGGGCGGCTCTCAAAACAAAGAAGAAAGAGCTAAAAATTTTTGGAAACCTAGTATAGGTAAACAATTGATTCGTATTGTTCCTAGTAAGTTTGACAAGTCAAATCCATTTAAAGAAGTGTACTTCCACTATGGAGTAGCTAATCGTTCAATGATTGCTTTGACTAATTGGGGTGAAAAAGATCCTATTGTTGAATTTGCTAGTCAACTTCGTAAATCAACTGAAAAAGAAAACTGGTCTTTAGCTAAAAAAATCGAACCAAAAATGAGAATTTTTGCTCCTGTAATTGTTCGTGGTGAAGAAGAAAAAGGAGTAAGACTTTGGGAATTTGGTAAAGAAACCTACATGGAATTGCTTAGTATGGTAGCAGACGAAGACATTGGAGACTTTTCAGACATTTATGAAGGTCGTGATTTGACTATTGAAACAGTAGGTCCTGAAGTTACAGGCACTAAGTACAACAAGTCAACTGTTCGTCCTCGTACTAAAATTACTCCTTTGAGTGAAAATGCTGTTCAAGTAAAAGAATGGTTAGCTAATCAACCTGAAGTATTGACTTTGTATAAAAAGTTTGAATACGACGAAATGAAAACAATTTTACTTAACTGGTTAAATCCTGAATCTGAAGAACCTACTGAAGAAGTAGAAGCAACAACTACTGAAGAACCCGTAGTAACTAGTTATTCTACTCCTGTTTCTAAGAAAAAATCATCATTTGATGAAGATGAATTTGACGCTTTGTTTACTGAAAAGAAATCATCTAAGTTTGATGAAGATGATGATTTGCCCTTTTAATTTTTAAAAAATGGCTAAAAAGAAACTAACAGAAGCTGTATCTCAAGCAGTTAAGGGAAATTTCGATCTTGAATCGTTTAAAAAGTCAAAGTACTTAAGTAATACATCTATTACTTTTAAACCTCAAAGATGGATTCCCCTTAGCCCAGCTTTCCAAGATGTTCTTTCATTGCCTGGTATTCCTATGGGTCACATAACTTTGTTACGTGGCCATAGTGATACAGGTAAAACTACAGCATTGATTGAAGCTGCTGTAAATGCTCAAAAAATGGGTGTGTTGCCTGTTTTTATCATTACCGAAATGAAATGGAATTGGGATCATGCTAAACAAATGGGTTTTAGAATTGACGACGTTGTTGATGAATCTACAGGAGAAGTAACAGATCATAATGGTTTTTTCATTTATGTAGACAGAGGAAGTTTACAAACAATTGAAGATGTTGCTGGTTTTATAGCAGACTTACTAGATGAACAAGCTAAAGGTCGCTTGCCTTATGATTTATTGTTTTTGTGGGACTCAATTGGAAGTATTCCAAGTAAAATGAGTGTAGAAAGCAATAAAAATAATCCTCAATGGAACGCAGGTGCAATGTCTCAACAATTTGGTAATTTTATTAACCAAAAAGTTGTTATGAGTAGAAAATCAAACAGTGCTTACACAAATACACTTGTAGCAATCAATAAAATTTGGGTAAGTCCTGCTGAAACACCTATGAGTCAACCTAAAATGAGAAATAAAGGCGGTGACACAATGTTTTTTGACAGTAGTATGGTCATTACTTTTGGAAACATTACTAACAGTGGAACAAGTAAAATGATGGCTACTAAAGACGGAAAACAAGTTGAATTTGCTAAACGCACTAAAATTTCTTGTGATAAAAATCACATTACAGGAGTAACTACTAAAGGAACTACTGTAGTAACAGTTCATGGTTTTATTGATGATGATCCAAAAGCAATTGATCTCTATAAGAAAGACCATAAAAATGAATGGACTACAGTATTGGGTGAAGGTGATTTTGTTGTTAAAGAAGATAACTCTGATTGGGAAGAAAGTAAAAACAGTATTCCTATGATGGGAGAGGACGATGAATAATGGATTCTGATTTTCAAGCGATAATAGAAAAACTTAGTAAAGCAAGACAGGCTGAAAAGCCTGTTTTGCAACCTAAGGTTTTACTTGTAGATGCAATGAATACCTTTTTAAGGTCATTTGCTATTATAAACCACATAAACCCAAAAGGAAATCACATAGGAGGACTTACTGGATTTTTAAAATCAATTGGTTTTGCTATTAAACACATTAATCCTACTAGAGTAGTTATTGTTTTTGAAGGAGAAGGATCAACTCTCAACAAGAAAAACTTGTTTCCTGACTACAAAGCAACTCGTAAGATTAAACGCATAACTAATTTTGATGGCTTTTCTTCTCAAGAAGAAGAAAGTGAATCAATAGAAAATCAGTTGTTGAGACTTGTGGAATATTTACAATGTCTTCCTTTAGATTTGGCAGTTATTGACAGAGCAGAGGCCGACGATACTATTGCCTATTTATGCAACGAATTTCAAAAAGAAAGCGATGTAGTTATCATGTCTTCTGACCAAGACTTCTTACAACTTATAAACGATCGAGTTACTGTTTACAGTCCAACTAAAAAGAAATTTTACGATCCTAATAAAGTAAAAGAAGAATATGGTTTGCCTCCTCAAAATTATCTTCAAATGAAAATTTTACTAGGAGACGTTTCAGACAATGTTCCTGGTGTGCCTAAATTAGGTCCTAAAAAATTAATTAAAAACTTTCCAGAATTACAAGAAGAAAAAATTGTAAACCTCAGTGAAATTTTAGAAAAATCAAATACCAATAAAGGTCCTATGTATGAAGCTGTTAGTATGTTTAGTCATCAGTTGAAAATCAATGAAAAACTAATGGATCTTCACAATCCTAATTTGTCAGAAATGATGAAATTAGAAATTAAAAATGTTATTGAGTGTCCAAAATCTACAATGGATAAAACTAAGTTTCTTACAATGTATCAACAAGACTTATTGGGAAATTCAATTCCAAATGTAGAAGGATGGATAATAAATGTATTTACTCATTTATTGTCAAGTAAAAAGTAATTTATTATACTAAAGAAAAAGTTATGGTTTCATTTAATAAATTAAGTCAATATGGCTTACCGTTTCAACTCAAAGTTATTAATCAACTTCTTACTAACAAAGAATTTTTGTTAGACATTAGAGACAGTATTCAAGAAGAATACTTTGACAATCAAAGTTTACAGTGGATTGTTACAAGAACTCTAAAATACTTTGATCAGTATCACACAAATCCTACTTTAGAAGCACTTCAAATTGAAGTAAAAAAACTAGACAATGAAGTGTTGAAAACAGCTGTTATAGAACAGTTGAGAGAATCTTACAAAATAGAAAACAATGATGCTGAATATGTAAGGCAAGAATTCAGTAATTTTTGTAAAAATCAACAACTTAAAAAAGCATTGTTGACTAGTGTTGATTTGCTTCAATCAGGAATGTATGATGACATTAGAATTTTGATTGACAGTGCTTTAAAAGCAGGAATGGACAAAAACATAGGTCATGAGTACTCAAAAGACGTAGAATCAAGATACAGACCAGATGCTAGAGAAATAGTTCCTACTCCTTGGGATGAAATCAATAAACTCTTAATGGGAGGTTTAGGTGGAGGCGATTTAGGTTTAGTATTTGGCAATCCTGGTGGTGGAAAGTCTTGGATGATGGTTGCTTTAGCAGGTCACGCTGTTAAATTAGGTTTCAATGTTGTTTATTATACTTTAGAATTGGGAGAAGTATATGTAGGAAAACGATTTGACGCGTTCTTTGCTAATGAACCTGTAAACCAAATTCATCTTCACAGAAAAAAAGTAGAAAATGAAATCAATAGATTAGAAGGTAATTTAGTTGTAAAAGAATTTAGTATGGGAAAAGCAACAGTTCAAACTCTTGAAGCTCATATTCAAAAACTAAAAGACATAGACATAAAACCTGACCTAATCATTATTGATTACATTGACCTTTTGCGCTCTCCTAAGCGATCTTACGACAGAAAAGACGAAATTGACGACGTTTATGTAGCTGTAAAAGGTCTAGCGCGAGATTTAAATACTCCTGTTTGGAGTGTGTCTCAAGTAAACAGAGCAGGCGCACAAGATGACATTATTCAAGGTGATAAAGCTGCAGGAAGCTATGACAAAATTATGATTTCAGATTTTTGTTTGAGTTTAAGTCGTAAAAAAGAAGACAAAGTAAATCAAACAGGAAGATTTCACATTATGAAAAATCGTTATGGAATAGATGGCTTGACTTACAACGCAAAAGTAGACACAAATACAGGTCACATTGAGTTAGATGACAACAATGAAGGCATAGAACTTAATTCAGTAAAGCTAATAAATACTACAAATTCTTCAGAAAATTGGGATAATTCTGACTTAATGAAATTGAGAAATAAGTTTGCAGAAGTTAGTGATTTAGTGTAAAATTTGGTATATTTATAGACCCCAAAATCAAAATAAGATTATGAACACAACACAAAGTATATTGTCAGATATTACGACATACATGAAGTATGCTCGTCACATTTCAGAAAAAAACCGTCGCGAAACTTGGGAAGAAATCGTAGACAGAAACAAGGAAATGCATTTAAAAAAGTTTCCTAATTTGTCTGAAGAAATTGAAGCCGCTTACAAGTTAGTATACAATAAAAAAGTATTGCCTTCTATGAGAAGCTTACAATTTGCAGGCAAACCAGCAGAAATCAACAATGCTAGAATGTTTAACTGTAGCTTTTTACCTATAGATGATTTTAGATCATTTAGTGAAGCTATGTTTTTATTGTTGAGTGGCTGTGGAGTAGGTTTTTCTGTTCAGTCTCATCACGTAGAAAAATTACCTGAAATTAAAATTCCAACTCGTGAAAAACGCTATTTAATCAATGATAGCATTGAAGGTTGGGCAGATGCTGTTCATATGTTGATGAAAGCATATTTAAAAGGTGGATCTCGTCCTCGTTTTGACTTTAGAGACATTAGACCTAAAGGAGAACAGTTGGTAACAGCAGGAGGAAAAGCACCAGGACCTGAACCTTTGAAAGAAGTATTGTTTCAAGTACAAAAAATTCTTGATCGCAAACAGTCAGGTGAAAAATTAACACCATTAGAATGTCACGATATTCTTTGTCACTTAGCTGACGCTGTGTTAAGTGGAGGAATTCGTAGAGCTGCATTGATTTCATTGTTTGATTTCAACGATGAAGAAATGTTGACTTGTAAATTTGGAAATTGGTGGGAAAACAATCCTCAACGTGGCCGTGCCAACAATTCCGCTGTAATTCTTCGTCATAAAATTACAGAAGATGAATTTATGGGATTGTGGGAAAAAGTTGAAGCATCAAACGCTGGAGAACCTGGATTTTTATTTTCAAATGATAAAGACTATGGAACCAATCCATGTGCTGAAATTGCTTTAAGACCTTATCAGTTCTGTAATTTGTGTGAAATCAATGCTACTGATGTTGTAGATCAAGATGATTTCAATGAAAGATCAAAAGTAGCAGCTTTTATTGGCACATTACAAGCATCTTACACAGACTTCCATTATTTAAGAGACATTTGGAAAAAAACAACTGAAAAAGACGCTTTATTGGGAGTAGGAATTACTGGTATTGCTAGTGGAAAATTAGACAATATCAACTTAAAACAAGGCGCTAAAATAGCTAAAGAAGAAAATGCTAGAGTAGCAGCATTGTTAGGCATTAATAAAGCATCTCGCACAACAACAGTAAAACCAAGTGGAACTAGTTCACTAGTATTAGGATGTAGCTCAGGAATTCATGCTTGGCATGACAGTCATTACATTCGCCGCATCAGAGTTGGTAAAAATGAAAGTATTTACACTTACTTAAGTATTTATCATCCTGAACTTTTAGAAGATGACATTTTCAAACCTCAACAACAAGCAGTAATTTCAGTTCCTCAAGCAGCACCAGAAGAAGCTAAAACAAGATCTGAATCTACTTTCGATTTGTTGGAAAGAACAAAAAGATTCAATGTAGAATGGGTAAGAGCTGGGCACCGTAAGGGCGAAAACTACAACAACGTGTCTTGTACAATTAACATTAAACAAGGTGAATGGAAAGAAGTAGGAAAATGGATGTGGGACAATAAAGATCATTATTCAGCTATGTCTTGTTTACCGGAAGATCTTGGATCTTATAAGCAGGCGCCTTTCGAGTCAATAACTAAAGAAGAATTTGATGAGTTAGCAAAAAATCTTCATAATATTGATTTGAGAAATGTAGTTGAAATGAGTGACATGACAAACCTAGTTGACCAAGCTGCCTGTAGTGGTGGTGCGTGTGAAATTGTATAAAAATGTAAGAAGGAGCGCCTAAAAAGCGCTCCCTTTTATATTTATATATAATCAGCATTTATCAATGATAAAACTTTTAGATATACTCAGGGAAATAAACATTCAAAGAAAAACTAAGTTAGGAGATAAAGAATCTGCAGAAGGAGAAACCTATAACCTTAAATTTGCTCCTGATAAAGTTGTAAAAAAATATACTATTACTGATCCAAAAACCAAAGAAGATCAATATGAGTTAATGGGTAAATATCCTGAATTTTTTGTTAAAATATATGATTTTAATCCTAATTATGTTATTATGGAAAAAGTTCAAACACCCATACCCGGATTAAAAGAATTGCAAGATTTTACAAAAAATGAAGCAGGTATAACATGGGTTAGAGGAGGTAATAATATAACAAATGTTTACTCATCAAATGTAATAGGAGGAATAAATAAAGAGTTAAAGCAAAATCAAGATGGTGAGATTTATAATCATATTTTAGAAAAAGCAAAACAACTTAAAAGAACAGATCTAGTAATTCTATTAAATAAAATACATAATTTTCTTAATAAATTATATAAAACTTTACCTGAATTAAAATCCCACCCTTTAGATATACATGGTGGTAATATAGGTATAGATAAACAAGGAAATTTAAAGTTATTTGATATAATGTATGATAAAAATTATTAATATTTATTAATATGGACAACTTTGACTTAAAAAAATATCTTATTGAAAACAGAATTACTAAAAATTCTAAATTACAACTTGAAAACTTAGTAGAGTCTCTATCTTTCAATGATGTTTATAATCAAACTTCTAACAAAATGTATAAACAAGTTTGTCTTAGATATGCTAAAGGAGATGTTGATCTAGCTAATGAATATTGTCAATTAGGTTATATTAGATTGAATAAGGTATTGCCACAATTTAGAGGTGAAGGAAGTTTAGAAGGTTGGGTTCAAAAAGTTATAACCTCAGAAATACTTAATCAAATTAGAAAAAGTAAAAATAAAAGTAATATCCAAACTACTAATGATTTTGATTTTGATAGAGCCGATATTGAAGATGAGAAATATAGCGAAGAATTGATGGGTGGTAATATAACATCAGATCAGCTTATGAAAGCTATTGATAAATTACCTGAAACATATAAAAATGTAGTAATTTTACATTACTTTAAAAATATGTCTCATGAAGAAATTGCGAAAAAATTAGGCACTCAGCCTGTTACCCAGCGTACAAATTTATTTAAAGCAAAAAAATTGTTGAAATCATATTTAGGAAATAAACTTACTTAATAATTCATTTGGAAATATAAATAAAAGTTATTATAATAAAGTTATGTTAGTATCACACGAAGTACCTCTAGCAATGCTAGAAAGCAGCTTTACATTTAACGATTACGATTATTGTTTACCAACTTTCCTTCATCATAAAGAATATTGGGATCATTTTATTGAAGCAAGAAAAAGAAATCGTTTTATTATTATGGACAATGGTTTGTTTGAAGGTGAAATAGTTGATGAAAAATCACTTATACACGCTTACAATACAATTCAACCTGATGTATTTATTGTTCCTGATGCTTGGAATGACAGTGATGCTACTTGGGAAAATTACTTAAAGTGGAAAGACAAAGTAGATCCTAGTAAAATTATGGTAGTAATTCAAGCAAATAATATGTTTGAAGCAGAAGACTTATATGCTGCTTTAGTAGAAGATGGTTGTAAATACATTGGTTTTAATCATTTAGGTAAGTTTTATGATGATTTTTCTTGTCATCCTCATTTTGAATCTAGAAAAACATTGGGCAGAGTAGAATTTATAAGCTACTTAAAAGAAACAAACAGATTAAAATCAGATGTTCATCATCATTTGTTAGGATGCAACCAAGTAACTGAGTTTATGTATTATCCAAGTGTATTTTATCCTGAAATAAAAACCTTAGACACTTCAAACCCAGTTACTTTAGCTTTTGAAGAAATTGACTATGAAGCTCACCAAAATATTTTAACTAAACCAAAAACTAAAGTAGAAAACATATTTATTACTGAAGATCAAAACAAAATTGACTTAGCTTTAAAAAACATTAAACAATTTAAACAATTTATTTCATAAAACTATGACACTTACAGCTTACGATCTTAAAAGAAAAGAAAAGAACGTACCCTTCACAGAAGTTACGATCGAGAAAACCAAACGTGGTGGTTACATTGCAAAAGGCGTAAATGCTTTTGGAAACAAAATGTCTGGCATTTTGTCTGAAGCAAAAGCATTAGCAGCTATTGAAGCAGGTACAGCTAAAAAAGGTTTTTAATTAAAACTTCTCTCGACTCAAAAGGGCTTGGTTTTTACCAAGCCTTTTTTTATATTATTGTTATGGAAAATGAAAATTTTTTATCGCTTTATGATTATTTAGGCTATGCTGCTGGTTCAGATTTAGGAAAAGAAGTAGCAAAAACAGCTGCTGTTGAAAAAATTGGATTTCAAACTAAAATTGTAAAAAATAAAGCATATTCAGGAGAAATTATGATGTATCCTAAGTCTTTCTTAGATAAATATTTTGGAAATACAATCAACGACGAATTACCATTTTAATATAAAATTATGAATAAACAAGCCGTATTATCGCTAAGTGGAGGAATGGATAGCAGCACTTTATTATTGAGATTATTAGCTGAAGGGTATCATTGTACCGCTATTTCCTTTGATTATGGACAAAAACATTCTGTTGAACTTGAACGTGCTAAAGAATTAATTAATTATATCAATTCTCATTCTCGTTATGAAGATGAACAGTATTATCCTAAAGTAAAATATCAAGTAGTTAAACTTGATGGTTTAAGTCAATTACTTAACTCAGCACTTGTAACAGGTGGAGCAGAAGTTCCTGAAGGTCATTATGCTGAAGAAAATATGAAAGCAACAGTAGTTCCAAATCGTAATAAGATTTTTAGTTCAATTATTCAAGCTGTTGCTTTATCAATTGCTGAAGCTAAAAATACTGATGTTCATATTGCTATGGGAATACATGCAGGTGATCATGCTATTTATCCTGATTGTAGACAAGAATTTAGAGACATTGATTATGAAGCATTTAAATCAGGTAACTGGGGTGCTGAAAAAGTACAATATTATACTCCTTACTTACATACTGATAAATTTGGTATTTTACAAGATGGAGAAAAATGTTGCACATTTTTACATTTGAATTTTGATAAGGTTTACAGTAAAACCAACACATCTTATAAACCTATTCAACACGTAGTAGAAATTAATGTTAATGATAATGTTTGGTTTGAAGAAGAATGGTTTAGTGATTACAAGTCAGGTTCTTCTATAGAAAGAGTAGAAGCATTTATTAAGTTAGGTCGCAAAGATCCTGTAAATTATGCTGATGAAGCTGGACCCGTAACTTGGGAATATGTTGTTGAATATGTAAAACAAGTTTTAGAAGAAGCTAAAAAATAATATGAAAGTTCTTCTTAACCCCTATCAAATTAGA